GTATAGTAATAGTAATGTCGCTAACTACCTAGCAAACTATGTCGGCAATGTTTCTGGTAACAACATCACAATCAGTAATGTTGCTAACTTAGGTAACTTCACAATAAGTGACCAAACTCTTTCGGGAACAATTGACACACGAGATGTTAATATTGAAACTTATCAAGGCAATGCTGATGTTAATATCTTGGGTGGATTTAATATACACGCAAGTAATTTAGAATTGCCACCTGATTTTAGTGTAGATAAATTTGGTAGAGTAACAATATTAGTACCAACTCCTGAAAATATTTCAGGTAGTGTTAATATTATAGGTAGTTCAGATGGTAGTGAAGTAGCTCCGCAAAATTATGGTGTATTATTACATCAAACTGGTCAGCAATCAACACCAAGTCGCATATACAACGACGCCGCAGCAAGTTACGCCGCTTATGTTGGTCGTAGATATAACGGCACATCAGCAGCACCCACACCAGTAGCAATTAATCAAATTGTAAGTCGGATAGCAGCTACCCCTTATGTAGGAGATACTGTCACCGGATGGCCTACTATATCTACTGCAAGAATAGATTTTATTACTACTGAAAATCAATCAGCAGCAAACAATGGTAGTAAAATACAAATGTGGGCTACTCCAAATGGCACCGATGTAGCAAATATTGGATTAGTAGCAGACTTTGGTTTGGGCGGCATCAACTTAACAGGTAACTTACTACCAACTATTGATAATATATATAGTTTGGGTAACATCAGTAATCGTTGGATTGGTGCATATTTTGGAAACGCCGGTATCTATATTCAAGATACTACTTTAGGCACTACTGGTTCAATGTCGCTAGACAACGGTATCATGCTCATGGATGGCAACATTGATGGTTTGCAGATTGGCTCAGCAAATTCTATACGGTTGACTACAGATGGTCTTGCAGTTTCTAATCCTGCCCTGGACATCAATCTTGGCACAGTTGGCGACACAGGCAACACACACATACTCAATGCTGGTATTAAATTTACTGACGGAACAGTGCAGAGCACCGCAGCTATTCCCCTGATCCAGAAAGGTGCTGCACTTGGTGTGGTGCCACTTAATGCGTTAACCAAGATTGACACTATCTATCTGCCATCAGGCGGCCCTGTTTATTTAGGCACATGGGATGCCCTTACCAATACTCCTACCTTGGCAGATGGAACAGGCACCGCTGGCGATTTGTATATTGTATCAGTGGCTGGCACACAAGACCTCGGTAGCGGCTCAATCACATTTGCCATTGGCGATGAAGCAGTATACAACGGAACAATTTGGCAAAAAGTAGCTGCTGGTGCTGTGGGAGTCACTAGTTTCAATACTCGCATAGGTGCAGTAACATTGACCAGCGGAGACGTGACTAATGCATTAAGTACAGGTGCAATTGTTAATAGTAAACTTCAAAATAGTAATGTAACCGTTAATACTGGTGCAGGATTATCCGGTGGTGGTGTAATCAATCTTGGTGGCACTGTTACCTTGACTGCTAATGTAAATGACATTACAGCAGGCACTGGAGTGACAGTAACACCAAGTTCTGGTAATTACACAATAGCAATAGGACAACCAGTTGGTACTGCTAACACAGTTCAATTTACAGCATTATCAACTACTACAACTATTCAAGCCACTGGCAATATCACTGGTGGTAATTTAAGTACAGCTAATACAGTATCAGTTGGTGGAAATGTAATTGCTAATAATGTCACTTCAAACACATTGGTAACTGCTAACAATATCAGTGCAAACGGCAATATTAACTTTACTGGCGCTAATGTAAGTTTAGGTACTGTTGCTAATGTACGCATCACTGGTGGAACAGACGGACAATTCTTAACTACTAATGGCAGTGGTGTACTAAGTTGGAGCAATGTAAGTGCGGCTAACATCACCGGTACAGTCGCAAATGCTAACTATGCTGCATATGCCGGTAACGTAACCATTGCAGGACAATCAAATATCACTAGCTTGGGAACACTAACATCACTTGGTGTTAATGGAACAGTTACCGCAGTTGCATTTACCGCGAACACAGGTGTATTTACTGGAAACGGTAGTGGATTGACTAGTATTACCGGAGCCAATGTTACCGGTCAGGTATCTTACGCCGCAGTAGCAAACTCAGTAGCAGGTGCTAATGTATCCGGTCAGGTTGCTAATGCATTAGTAGCAGGTACAGTATACACGAATGCTCAACCAAATATTACAAGTCTTGGTACATTAACTGGATTAACAAGTGGTGGTGTTGTTAACTTGACATCAGCAAGTAATGTAGCATTGGGTTCTAACGCTAATATAAAGATTACCGGTGGCAGCAACGGCTACGGACTGATCACTGACGGCACCGGCAATCTTAGTTGGTCGGTTACCGGACTCGGTAACAGTCAATATTATGGTGCTTTTCTCAGTACAGTAACACAAGTCAATGGCGGAATTACCACTGCTAATCCTATCAGTTACGACGTTACTGATTTGAGCAGTGGTGTTAGCATTGTGGCCAACACGCGAATTACCATGGCCAATACCAGTGTTTATAATATTCAGTTTAGCCTGCAGATTGATAAAACAGATTCGGGCACAGATGAACTGGACATTTGGCTCAGTAAAAATGGAACCAATGTGCTTAATAGCAATACAAAACTGCAACTCACAGGCAATGATGCCAAAGCAGTTGCTGCCTGGAATTTTGTAGTTTCTGCTGCACCCAACGATTACTTCGAACTTTATTGGTGGAGCAATGACCTTGCTCTACGGCTATTTGCCCAAGGAACGCAAATTAATCCCACAAGGCCAGCGATCCCGAGTATTATATTGACCGTTACTCAAGCCTAATTATGAAAAAACTATTCTTACTTTTACTTGCGGTACCTGTACTGGCTTGCGCACAAGCCCGCGTTATTGTTAGATTTGCTACCCCTTATACAATCAATATGGGTGTTGCTAATGTACAGCAAACTACAGAAGGATTATTAACAATCCCAATTAGTGGTGGCGGAGGACATAAAATTGTTGGTAACCAATCTGTTCAATTATTGTATACCTGTTTTGATAACACCGCAGGCAACTGCTATGTAGCAAGTACTTTCTTATAATGTTCGACCCATTCAAGCAAGCAAAAATTCAAAACGGTTATTCTAAACTCAAGGACACTGTAGTCTCTGAGAAAGATATGACACTGGATGAATTAAAACGCCTGAGTGGATCCGGACAAGTTACCGGTGAATATTCATACACACCATTACATGAATTAGCACAAAAGAAACAACAGTACATGCGTGAAAATAACATCAAACCGGGTGACAAAGAATGGTTCAGGGTTATGTTCGCTAAAACACATCTTACCGGCGAAGATCCTTTTTCAAAATAGTAGCATTTAATCTATAAATAGTGTTATGGCTACAAACAATAACGGACCTTCCTTAGTAAAGAATCCCTATACTAAAACAAAATTCAACAATGATAAAGAATTACAAGACTTTATCAGATGCTGTGATCCAGAAACTGGATATCTATACTTCATGGATAACTTCTTTATGATACAACATCCTACTAAAGGAAGTATGATTTATCATCCGTACGAGTATCAAAAAAGATTAATCAGTACATATCATAACTATCGCTTTAGTATCTCACTGATGCCTCGTCAAACAGGTAAGTCAACTAGTGCTGCGGGTTATCTCTTGTGGTACGCAATGTTTGTACCTGACTCTACGATTCTTATCGCAGCACACAAGTACACAGGTGCTCAAGAAATTATGCAGCGTATTCGATATGCATATGAAAACTGCCCTGATCATATTAAAGCAGGTGTAACCACATACAACAAAGGTAACTTAGACTTTGAAAATGGCAGTCGTTTAGTGTCAGCTACAACTACTGAAACAACAGGTCGTGGTATGTCTATCACACTGCTTTACTTAGATGAGTTTGCATTCGTTCGTCCTAGTATTGCTAAGGCATTTTGGACTTCTATTACCCCCACATTGTCAACTGGTGGTAAAGCAATTATCACAAGCACACCTAACAGTGACGAAGATCAATTTGCGTTGATTTGGAAACAAGCTAACAAAACTGAAGATGATTTTGGAAACAAAACAGATGTAGGTACAAATGGATTCAAGGCATATCGTGCATACTGGGATGAGCATCCAGATCGTGGACAAGCGTATGCAGATGAGATGTTAGCACAGCTGGGCGAAGATAGATTCAAACGAGAAATAGGATGTGAGTTCTTAATTGCTGATGAAACGCTGATAAATCCAAACACACTTATTGTGCTGCAAGGAACTGAACCTACTTTACGACAAGGGCAGATAAGGTGGTACAAGACACCGGTTAAAGGTAATATCTATGTTATAGCACTTGATCCTAGTATCGGTACGGGCGGAGATCCAGCAGCTATTCAAGTATTTGAAGCTAACTCTACTACGCAAATAGGTGAATGGAAACATAATAAAACAGATATCCCAAGTCAAATTAAGTTGATTGCGCAGATTAGCAAGTACATTGTAGAATGTACTAATGAACCTAATAACATTTATTACTCAATTGAAAACAATTCAATTGGGCAAGCAGCATTAGTTTCGTTGAACGAATATGGTGAGCAAAGTATCCCTGGCATTTTTATCAGCGAACCTGGTAAAAAGAGTAGAGGATTCAATACTAACAATAAATCTAAAATTGCAGCATGTGCAAAGTTTAAGACACTGTTAGAAACTAAGAAGATGACAATTCATAGCTATGGTCTTATCTCTGAGCTAAAAGCGTTTGTTGCTAGTGGTGGAAGTTATGCAGCTAAGATCGGTGATACTGATGATTTGGTCATGGCCACACTACTTGCTGTTAGAATTATCCAACAATTAGCAGATTTTCACTTTAATTTAGAGTCTCAGATTAGAGACCATGAAGAATATATTGCTCCCCTACCCTTCTTTGCAGTCATTAGTTGAGCACTAAGATAAATACATTATGGCACAAACATCAGAAAATCTAAACAGAAAGTTGTATCAACTTTTAAGCAAGTACAAGCCAAAAATGCTTAGTACAGCAGGAAAAGTAACACCTGTCCCTGAAGATGCAGCAGCATTGCAATTTCAGTTTACTAAAGACGGTAAAGACTACGGTAGAGTAACGGTATCAATTGAAGACTCTAATAAGTTAGTAGTTTACTTTGGCAATGATGTGTCAAGCAGTCCTAGCACAAATACATCTGGTTCAGTATACAGTGATAGCTGGACTGCATTGCTACAAAACTTGAAGAGTTGGGCCCAGCGAAAAGGTCAATTGGGATTTGAATTAAAAGACGAAGACGATTTACAACCGGACATGGCAAAAAGGGAAGATATGAGTAATAAAGAACGAGTGGCAGAAGGTTACTACCCAATGGGTAAGAAAGCAAGTTATAGTGATAATGTTCCGGCAGTGAAGATAATCCTTCAACATGATCGCCAACTTGAAGAAGGCGAAAAGCGTTACAGAAGCATTGCAAAAATCTTTGTTGAAAATGCAGAAGGTGAGCGTTTTGCAATCCCTACAAACAAGCCTGGTTTAGCTCGTGTTTATGCTCGTCACATTGCTGAAGGTGGAACACCATACGACGAAGGTGGTAAACATATTAATTCATTGGTTGAAGAATACACCAAGATGGCAGGATTCGTTCGTGCTACTCGCAATGGTCAATTTAATGAATCTGCTCAATCATTAGTAAATGAAGCAGTTGATCATTATCAGTCATTGCGTGAGACACTACATAAAATGTCAGGTCGTCGTGGTTATCAAGCGTATTTTGAAAACTGGTCACCTACTTTAACTGAAGATGCTGAAGACACAACTGACCTAAGCGAAATGTTTGCAAACACCGCATTAGATCCTCGCATTGAATCAGTCATGCCTATTCTTTCAAAACTACACAAGAAAGTATCTGAGTCTGCTGTAGATAGAGAAGTTAATACATTAGCCGAATGGGCTGATAGTTTGATAAGTGAAGAAGAAGGATTAACTAGTAACAACCCAGTTGGTATCCCGGAAGATGTGGCTGAAGGTTCAGAAAATTTAGACATTGGTCAACAAATGGCCAATGATGGAATTACATATAGTCCGGAAAAAGAAAATGAACTTATTGGTTTAATGTCCCAATACATGAAGAAAGCAGGAATGAGTTCAAAAGCCATTCGCTACTATCTAAATAGTGAAGATTATATTCCTGATCAGTTGAGTTATTTGCAAAAGCAAGGTGTGGCGGAAGTTAGTCAGCAAACTCTACAAAGTTATCGCAAGAAGGCTGTAAAGCAAAAGCACGATGCATTAGATGTTGCAGATCGTCCTGATACTGATGACGCTACTTGGGTCAAGAATATGAACATTGCCAGCAAGCGTAAA